GTCTTTTCAATACACTCCGCGAACATGTGCTTCCAATAGGAGGCGAGGTCAATGTCAATAGAACCGTCAGTGCCAATGTTTACGAATGTCTTGAGTGCGTTTTGCATCTGCATAAAGGATAACTCGCGAACCCATATCTTCAACCCGATGTCCGGGTTGTCGGGGTCTGCTCGTATCATATGTTCAATTGCACTCGTTTTTACAAGTAGGCTTACTGCGCTGTCAACCAACTGCGTCGGTTGTTTCGTTTGGTTCGGATTCATTACTTACACTTCCTGTTTCGTCGCTTGATACTGCCTCTTCCGAGGGGGCATCTTCGGCCACTTCAACAGCCTCTTCCGAGGGGGCATCCGCGTCCAATAGACGGGCAACTAAATCCGCCTTCTTTCCTGCAACCGGCAATCCTCGCGCTCGGCAAAGCGCGCGCAATTCTTCAACGGTCATGGAATCGTAATCTGTGGGTCCTTCTTCTTCAAGAGGTGTGGTTTCCTCAACCACTTCTTCTTCGGGGAATGGGTTATCATCCGCTTTCGCGGCTTCGGGATTGAAGATTTCTTCTTCAACGACTTCTTCAATCACTTCTTCAAGTGGAACTCTTCGCTCATCTCCGAGGTGCAAACTCTTTCTCATGTCTTATCCCTGCCTTTGCAACTCTTTCAACTTATCCATACTCAAACCGAGAGGGTTTGGGTCGGTCTGCGGAACAGGCGGCGCGTTGCTATCCACCAAGTTCGCGTTAGGAGCAAGTTCTCGTAGGCGTTCCGGGCTGTCAGTCATGAGGTTTGGAAACTTTATCTTGTCCTTTTTCTTTGGCATCTTCATTGATGGATGGTGCATAGCAACCTCTTTAGGGTCATCCCCTCGTTGTAAAGCCATGTTTGGATATTGCATCTGTTCCATCAATCGCTTACGCGCCATTGCGTTGTGTCGCTCAATGGCATCCTTTCTTGCGCGCTCTTCTTCTGCTCGTTGGTCTAACGCGATTGATACATCGCCGTAGTCTTCTCCCATCTTGAGAAGTTCCCATGCTATGTTCAGTTCTTTCATTGCCCTCACAGTCCTAAGAATGCATCATGTGAGATTACGCGCATGTGCTTTGGCATAATCTTGATTTCCGATTTGATTGGCCCTTTGTCTTCGGGGATTGGTAGCGGTGCTTCGCTGATGATGTAGTCATCAATGACAATTGTGACCTCTTCGCGGTTGCTACCTGCGCCCGCTTTGGTAAGTGAAAGTGTGATTGGTTCGTCGCTACCGTGAGAACGGTTGGTTCGGTATTCATGCCATAGAAGTGGGTCTGCAACGATGATAGTCAATGCACATTCATACTCAACTTGCTTTTCAATAGTCAAAGACGGGAATCGCGAGCCGCCGAATGGCACTTGCTCAAGCGACTGTCCTGCGCTGTTTCGTGCTTCTGCAAGAGAAGAACCGCGAACGGTCAAAATGTTCTCAATGTTGTTATTGCCTGTAATGTTGAAGTTTGTGATTTGCGCGAGATTGATACCAAATGCAGTGATTGAACCGTTGTAAAAGAAGTAAGGTTTCTCGGTGTTTGGTGCGATACCTGCTATCTTTCGGTTTACACCACTGTTTGCAATGTTTTCAAACATACGATGTGCGGTGTATCGGTCGCCTTTGTTGCTGTTTTCAAGACGACCTGTATCGGTGTAGCAGTAAAGCGCATCAAAGTTGATGGAGAGTTTTACTTCTGCATCAGCGTCAGCCGCGAGTGAGAAGTCTTTGACTTTGCAACCTCGCCAAACGCGCGTAAGTTGTTTACTATCACTTGCAGTTCCCGGCGCGGCCAACGACTTGTCGGACAACGCGTTAGCGTTGAATGAGCCGGTATTGCGTGTGCGGATGCTTGACTCAAGTGTAAACGAAGGAACGGTTGCGCCTTGATAAATTAAGTGGGATTGTCGGTTGGTGATTGCACCGAATGTTCCTGCGGCGGTGTCAAAATGTGGAGAACCGTTTGAAGAAGCGGCATCGTAAGCAAGAACTTTTTGCGTCATGTTTCCAACGGCATGGTCAAAGGTAAATGGTTCATCAACATGGATTCTTCGCTCGGTCAATGTTTCATCAATCGCGATAACACGGCGAATCTCATTGCGTTCTGCGTTTTCCATATCAGTTCCAACACCATCAGCACCCCATTTCTTTGAAGCGGCGGCAGGGTTGTCGCGAGGGAAGTCAACGGCTGTGCCGTCAACAATAAGCAGGTATTCACCAACAGTGGGTTTGTTGCTCATTGTTCCTGTAAATGCAAAGTAGGTATCACCTGCGGCGATGTCCTTTTCAGTGTGTCCCGAACATGTCGCTTTGACAGCAGAAGGCTCATCAACAACATACGCGCCAAGAGCGTAGTATAGCCAACGCGCACTGTTGAACATCATCTCCATAGAGCCACCTTCGTTCTTCATGCTTTGAGGTTCTTGGATAACAACATCACGGCCAATGCCAACAACATGGCTTCGGCGGATTTCCACTTTGGTTTCCGGCAACGCGATGGTTGCGGCAAGACCAACGAATTGGTCAGTAAGGACGGTTTCATCGGATGATAAAGCGTTAGCGTGGTATGCCATTCCTGTGTCAACGGTTGGTGTTCCGATGGTGTCAATCATTAACTCATCACCTGCGGCACTTGCGCCGGTTGATTTCATAGCAGGAGAAACTTTGAGTTCTGTTCCACTGTTCGCGACAATGGTGTAAGTGTGTCCTTTTGTTGAAAAGTCATCGCTTGCGTAAGCGTTTCCGCCAATAACGCGTAGTTGTGAACCAACAAGCATTCCGGCAGGGTATCGCAGATTTGAACCGGATGAGAAGAAACCGTTTGCGCCGTTCGCGAATGTAATCGTTGAAATGTCGCCGCTTGTAGCGATGGAAAAATCCACTCCGCCAAACGACCCATGCGCTATCACTATTCCACATTCGTGTCCGAATGTCACTTCTGCCAAATCACCCTTGTATATCGTTGATGCCATCTTTTTTCCCTCTTCATTATGCTATCAGTTCGCTGAATATTACTATCTCAACTTGAAATGTCATGCGGTGCAACCGCTTCGTCCTGTCCGAAAGGTCAGTTCTTGTTTTATAGAGTAATCGGTCAAAATTAAGCCCATCGCCTTTTCTGTTCGCGTGGACGATGCGCCGAACCTCGTCTTCCATCTTTGACAGTTGAGCGCGACCCTCCATTGTTCTCGCGTCCACTGTCACATTTATACGCGTGTGGACGAAATCGTAAAACACTTCGGGTTGCTCTTCGTTGTGCGCTGTTTCGTATAGAACAATTGCATCGGAACGCGCCAAGTCAAGACGCTTACCGCCGGGGTCAACGGTTGTGATGTCTTGAATGGTTGGCTTTCTTTGCGATGTGTTGCCACGATTCCAACCCTCATTGAATAATTTCTTGATGAGTTCAACGGATTCAAGAGCCATCAAAACTCCCCCCATATCGGACTGTTGCGAGCCTCTTGCTTTGCTTTACCCACAATCGTGTTGTAGTCGGGGTGTTTAGGTGTCATCTTTGAACCGTCTTTGAGAAGAATGTCGCCTTGACTGTTGACTTCATAGCCATACGCGTCAGCAGAAGCGACAAGGTAAACGCGTCCTTCTCTTGACCATATCATTTGCTCGCGCATTTTCGCGATAACCGGCTTGATGTCTTTCAGCATGTCTTTGCTAAATATCTCACTCAAGCGTCATCACCTCCACATAGCGCGGTAGGGTTTCTGCCACTTGAGCCTTGAGCAATTGATACTTTGAACCCAAGTCCACATTCTGTGTTCCTTCGGGTAGCAACACGCTTCGGTCATCGGATAGAATCAAATCCATCGCGACAAGTTTCGTGCAAATGTCCTCAATGGCTTTCTCAACATATCGTTCACCATAAACATACGATACCTTGACCGCGTTCCATGAGAAATAGGGGTATGTGTTGTTGAAGTAAATGATACCCAAGTCGTAATCAGCCCACCAATCGCGAAGACGCGCTTCATCACCTGTTGTTGAACCAACATAATCAATGGTAAACTTGCGTTGGTGGATGATAGCACCGTTTGTAGCCGCCGCCATGATGTCGCCATGAAGATTGACAACGCCATTCATGACACCGCTTGCAATGCTTGTGTAGTAGCCAATAGATGTGCCAATCTTGATGAGGCCGAACGGAGCAAACTCGCTACCTGTGGTGAATGTGATTGTATTTGGTCCGGTGGTTGATGATGAAACAGTGCCTTGACAAGACTCCGAACCGGACATCTGTATTCCGTCTTCATCTGTTATCGCGATGGTTGATGTTTCGCCACCTTCACCCCTGCGCATAGATGTAATTTTGATTTGCGCGCTACCGTAGTCAGCATTTGCTGATGACATAAACTCATGATGAACATTCGCGACAACCGAGCCATCTGTGCCTCCCGCATCGTCAAAACTAAACGATGGTGAGAACACAATACCATTCTTACCTCTTCGCAAGTCTTTGTTGATGAGGTCGGATAACTGCTGTGCTGTGGAGGCATTGTCAAATTGCGCGCGGAACTTGGAAGCCCCATCACCAACAGTGAGTGTAGCGATGCCGCCACCACCCGGACACAAGAACACCTTGTCTGTGTCTGCTGTCAGTTTCATGAAATCAAGAACCTTCAATCTGCATTCTGCCGCCGCGACTTCGCGATACTCATGCCCCTGCCATACTTCAAGCCTCAACACTTGCTGAACATTGCGGAAGTAAAGAGGGACAGAACCAACATAATCAGTGTAGTATCTTCGTCGGTATGGTTTGTAGGTGTCAAAATTGACATACTCGGCTGTCTGCAACATCGGTCGCCATGAGTTGTTTGTGAGGTTGTCAATCTTATCCTGCGTTCGCAAGATAAGCGTTTCAACGGCTGATTTGGTTATACCCTTTCTTTTGCCATTGGTGAATGATTGTAGCGGTTGAACATACGCGTTATCGGCAGTATCGTAATCTCCCGCCACACCACCAACCCATGTTAAGATAACATTGCTACCATCGCGCGAAACATTGGTGAGGGTTAATTCTTCACCCATTTCAACATCGCTTGCAATCTCAATCTTATCACCAACTTCAAATCCGGTGTGGCGAAAATCGGTTGCTGTGATTGTCGCTGTTGTTCCGCTTGTGTTGGTATCGCTTACAAGATAAACAGGGTCGGGTAGTGGTATCTGTAAGATGTCTGCGACCTTCTGCGGTGTTGTGTAATACAGTCGTGTTGGGTCAAGCGGTCTTGGTGCGCGCTCTCCTGTTTGAAACACGGTCGGCATTAAATCACCTTCTCCACTTTACCGAGGTTGTATTCCATCGGTTTACTGCAAGAGCCGCAACGCTCAAGATAACAGAAGTGAAGCATACCACAGTGGCGACAACGAGTGCCGCTACCGATGTTGAGAACATCGCGAATGTTTCGCGAACGAATGTTCTGCTGTTTGATAACGCCTTTNAACTTGTCGCGCTCATCGGTTTTCACCATGTCGCCTTCGGCATGAGTCCAACCCTGCTTTGCCATTCTGTGAATGTCTTGCGCTGTCAGTCCCATGCTATCACCGCCTTCATTGGACGACGACTACATAGATGTTCCCTTGACACGCGTAAGCCGTGACAGCCAAAATAGGCGCGCCTCCAATACCGTTTAGAACCGTCGCGATACCACCGGCAATGGTGGCATCTGTAATGGTTGCTTGATTGGGTGTGAACTCATGCACAGTGACAGGCAAGGTGAATCACCTTACCGCTTGCCAAGTGCAAATAGTCGCCCGCCCGATGCGTGAGAAATGTCCGAGAAGGAAACAGTTGTTCCTGCTACCTTCGCTACGCTTGCAGTTCCCGACGCGTGGGAAGGTTGAACTTGCGCCATGAGAATCTCACTCATGAAGTCGCTAAGGTCAACACTTGTGTCGCCGTTGGCGACAGTGCCGGTAATTGCTATCAAATCTCCCAATACATGTGGTCTGTTATCGCTTGTAAATGCCATGTTTATTCATCTCCTGTTGTGTCTTCCATGTCGCCTTCGGTCATAGAGTCTTCGGTTGGGTTAAGGTGTTCGTCCACTTTCGCGAGCAACTTGGCTTTGGTGTTCAGTGCGCTGTATTCAACGCCGTTGTCATCCATCCAAGTCATGATGTCGCCTTTCGTCCACTTCATGTCGGGAAGCCCATCGTTGCCCTCGTCTTCCGACGCGGACAAAACAAAAGGAACTCCGTCAACCAAGAAGTCTTTCGTAAGACCCTTCGCGAACTCGTCAATCCATTCTTGACTCTTGTGTTCGGGTTTACCCCAAATCCAATACCCCATCGGACCCATATTGCGACCGGCTTTTTGCTCGCCGCGATAGGTTACAGTAGGCATGGAAATCAGCCTCAAGCAACAATCATCCATGCGGTGACATTCGTTCCCGGTGCGCCGACGACAGTGAATTGAGCAACACCATTGGTGATGTTCTTCAAATCAACACCCGCGTTGGCGACACTCGTAGCACCGACAAGCACTGCAACAATCTTTGATGCATCGCCCGAAAGGGTCACGGTTTCGTCATTTGCAAGGACGGTAGTGAACTTACCGCAAACCAATTTCAACCCCGTTGTAGCAGGGTTTGCCTCGGTGTTCGCGGCAAGGAATCCATCAAGGTTTCCGGGGTATGCGGCTGATGCGCCACCCTTGAGCCATTCTTCATCGGTAGTAAGAGTCCCCGCATAGAGGTCCAAACTAAAACTTTCTGTAAATACTGCGCTTCCACTCGTTGTGTATGTAATTGCCATTCTTCATCATCTCCTTCATTGTAGGTTGCGAATACTCCCGCTTGCACCAAAGAACGAACACCAAAGTTCGCCCATTGTTCGGTAAAGCCCCTCTTGTCCAAGACGGTTAATCGCGAATGGGTCGCCGGTTTCAATACCGGACTCAAAGTATTGCGTTGGTATAGCAGTTTGGAACCACAAGTAGTCAGTGTCAAGGTAATAGATACGGGACAGTGAACCTGCGGAGGTCGCGCTGTCGTCCGGCATATCCTTTGTTGGGATGATTGGGACACCGTTGTAAGTAGCAACGATGAAACCTGCTTCAATACCCGGAACACCTTTCACACCGGAGTAAGTAGGTGTGATTCTCTTGGAGTCCATGAATCGCTGTTGGGATTGCAACAGTTGTTGAGTGCGCATAAGCGTATCATATCCTGTTAGCATGACCTTTGGATTACCACCGCGAGTCCAAATCTGTTGGAATAGACCATCAAGTTGGTTCAGCGATAGGTTTCGGTTGGTCGCGGAAGTTGAAGCGTCGCCGCCAATGTCAACTTCTGCACTGTGGAATGCCGCACTACCGTCGCGAGTAATTGAATACATGTCGTGGTCGGTAAGGGTGTTCACTGCACCTTGCGTGGTGGTCTGCTTGGCAGGGTCGGAAGTGAGCCTGTCAAGAGATTCAAAGTCGTTTCCGGCAGGAGTCGTAACATCTTCAAGCATCATGAGATTGACATGCTCCGCGTGGTGCTTACCCATCTCTTCTTTGAGAACTTGGCGGACATCGCCCATACCATCGTCCTTGTCGGACAAGAACATGCTCACTTCGGACAAGTCAAAAGTATGCGCGATGGTCTTTGGCTTTGCGGCCACATGCAGGAACTCCGGTCGGGAGGTTTCCGGTAGCGTTGCGTTTTCAGCAACACCGCCGCCCTTTGTGAAGGAGGCGCGCTCGGTAAGAATACGCCATCCACTGCGCTCCCACGGCTTCTTCGGCAAGATTGAAAACGCGTTGAACTCTTGGTTCAACTGCGACCAAACTTTGCGTCCGTAAACTGCTTGGTAAGTTCCTGCGGTGGTTGACATAAGAGGGCTGTCAGCCTTCAAAATGTCGCCACTTGAGTAGGTATATCCGGTTTGAGCCGCACCACCGTAGTAGTATCGCTCCATGTCTTGAACTGTTCTTACATAATTTCGTGCCATTTTAATCACTCTCCCCTCAATGCTTTGTCGGCAAGTCGGTGAACATCATCCCACGACATGTTTGCCATTTCAGTAGTATCGGGAACGCGAATTGAAGTGCTGTCAGCACTCTTTGCGAAAGTTTCTCCTGTGGTTGAAACATTGCTGATGCGTTGGTCAAGCGCGACAACAGCCTTTTGGAGTTCAAGAAGAGGCTTGCGAGCATCAAACTCGGTCTTTGCCTTCTCGTTCTTCGCGATAGTCTGTTCTGCCGCGAGCCTTTCTGCGAAGTAGTTGCCAAGTGAGCCTTTGAACTGCTGTTCAGTAGCCGCCGCCTTGTAAACTTCGTAAGCGGCTTCAATATCGGACTGTGAAACATTTTCACTGTTCAAGTATTCAGTCGCTTTGATGACATTGGTGTTGCCTTTTGGAGCCGCACCAAAGTCCATTTTCGGTCGCTTGGAGGATTCGCCTTCACCTGCACCCTCAAGAGAACCTTGTCCTCGGTGGGTGTAGCCCGGCTCGCCCGGTCCATATCCTTTGTTCACGCTATCAAAATGGGCGCGAGCGTCAGCAATGTCATGTCCTTGACTCTTTGCTGTTTGCTCAAGCCAATTGAGATAGTCCATCGTTATCATATCTTCTGCTTTTGCTGTCATGTCATCACCATACATCATGTCTTCGTTCTCGTCATCCTCGTCGTCGTCGTCGTCCTCATACATTCCCATTTCCGGGTCTTCGTCGTCGTCGTCGTCGCGAGGTGGAGTTTTCATCTTTGGTTTATCACCGAATGGTCCGGGGTCGCCGTCGCCATCGGGGTCAAGTGAACGAGGCATTTTCCCTTTTTCGGAATCCTCGTCCTTCTTTTTCTTGTCGTCTTCTTCGTCATCCAATTTCTTGGATAGCCTTTCTAATACGCTTTGTAGTTCGCTCATTGGGTCAGTCATTGTATCACCTGTGTCTTCCTTGAGAATGCGAAACTGCGCTTCGGGATTGATACCCTTCTCACAAATCGTAACCTCATGGAGTTCCATACGACGAATCTCGCGGTAATCTCCGCGAGTAGCGTCGCTTTTGTTGACGCGCTCAAAGGCTTGACCGCCTATTGAGAACGACCGCAGGTTGCCCTTGCGGATTTCGGATGCAACTTCGCGAGCCTTTTCAATATCGCCGCGTAGTTGAATGACAACAAACATTCCGGTATCGTCCACTTCGGACTTCCATACGCGGCCATTGCTGTCAGTGTAAGAGGGAATCACTGTTCCCACTTGAATGTTAGAGTGTGCAAGTTGCACATTGCGGAATCCTTCTGCTTTCATGAATCCGTTAAACGCATCTTTCAAAGCACCGCGAGTAATGAGGTCGCCTTGCTTGTCAACCATCTCAACAGAAGCATAACCTGCGACAACCAAATCATCACCGAACCCCTTGAGAACAAGAGGGGTGGATTGAGAGGGTGCAAGAATTGCCATTGTCTTCGTTCATGCGCTACAAGTATATCAAACGCGCGGGTCAGTAATTGTGATGTTGCCGCGATGGTCAGTGATGGCTTCTTCGCCTTCAGTGGTGCGAATACGCTTCGTTTTTTTGTTGGTTTCGGCAGGTTTTTCTTTGTATTCGCGAGCCGCAGGGTCAAAGTCCGGCATTGTGTCATCATTCATGTTGGTTGTTGGACCTCGCGGGGACTCAACATCTGCATCTGCGAAATCAACACCAAGACCTTCAACTCCGGTGTGTGTTATCTTCTCCTTACGCAATCGCTCAAGCAACTCAAGACCGCGTTTGATGATTTCTTCTTCTTTCGGGAGTATCTTTTTTCGTTCTTTTCTGTGTCCTGCGGGTTCTTCCGGTTTCACTTCATCGTCTTCATCGCGATTAACCCTGTCAATCATCTTCTCGGAGTCGCGCTTCAACAACACTGTTGCAATTGGTTGCCAAAACTGTCGCATATCTTCGGACAGTTTGAACAAGTAATCATCAGTCCCCCACATACTCTTCTGTGGTTTCAGCATCCAACCACCGTCTTCTTTGATGACATCGTAAATGACTTCATCATGAACCGCAGGGAACTCAATGTGAATGCGACCTTTCTTCAATCGCGCTCGGTGTGGCACTTTGGATTCACCAAGCATGATGGATAGCGACTCAACGCTATCCGCCGCTTGAGGGTGAGCATCACGGTCAATACGCGCAGAACGGATTGTGAATACAGGGTGTTCGGCTTGATTGGATGAAACGCCTGTGCAGAATACACTCACATACTCCCCTTTGTCAAAACCTCTCGGTCCTTTCGCGCTTCCAATATCCATGTAATGATTGCCTTCAAACTCAACAGAACGCGAACCGTAGTTTTCGGGGTGCATGATTGGACCAACACCGATGCGATAATTTGTGCCTTTGCGGTCAAGAACGATGACATCAACCTTCTTTTCCTTGCTTAACAAAATCCACTTCGGGTGTCGTATCTCGCCTCTCATGTAGGTAGCAGAAGCATCGCGCAACAGAATATCGCTTGGTGCTTCGTCGCGCAACAACGAAACCGCTTGCGCCAAACCTGCATCATCACTGCGTTTTGTGTTGTATGGTTCGGGCATCTTGACGGTTTCTGTTGATTCAAATTGTGCGCGTAAGTGTCTTACCCTATCTTTGGCGGGCATGTTGTGTGTCTTCTCATCACCTGCTTCAAGCAAATCAATGAAGTAAACCATCCTATCACCAACGACGGCGTGAACAACGAAATCTTTGTCATTCACTTTAGGAATGTCCTCTTCACAACAGTCTGCTAACTCAACAAGTTTCATCTCCGCGTTGTATGCTTTGACGCGCTTACCTTTCTTTTGCAGAATGACAGGCTCACCGCTTGGTATGTGCGAAGCAATCCAATCGCCGCTAAATCCGCGAAGGTGTTTCAAATCATCAAGGTCAAAGATTCTGTGCATTGATTTGATAGGAACAGGTCTGCCATCATCTTTGATGAGTAAAGTATCGTCTGTGACCCTATCCGCGCACAGTTGAAAGAACTGTTGCGAGTTGTTGGTTGCCGCGTCCATTGCGACTTGTGCGGCGCGTTGGTCTGTGTTCATGCCCTCTCCCGCCGGTAGTTGAGAAGAAGTAATCTGTAATGGTTGTTGCTCATGGTTTTGGTAAATTGAACCATCGTAATTGTTCATTCCTTCAAAGCAATCTTTCAGCAAATCGGGAGATACATGCGCTACATGCCGCCCTGCTGATTGGTGAAAGTGGTTCTTCTTCGGATTATCCAACAACAGTTTGTTGCTTTCGGGGTCTTCATGTCCCATGTAAGCATCGCGGAATAAGAAGGCAGGGTCAGCAGTT